CTGCTGTTGTGGTTGAGATTGAATTCGTAAGCCCAGTAGGCTTCAAGTGTTCCCCGGCTCAGCTTGGTTGCATCGTTCTCAGAATTTATTCTGAGGTTTTCAAAGTAGTTTTTAATCTGTTCGTTCATGGTATTTTCCTCCAAATTTCGTGGTTTTCGGTCGGTTTTCCGTTCCGTTGTGTTGTATATTACCGCATTTCAGGAATATAGTCAACGGTATCTGCGATAATAAATGTAACAAACATAACGCTGAAATCAGAGGAGATTATTGTGTAGAATATGACAGCAACACAAAGCCGCCCTGTCGGCTCGTGTGGGGCTTCATTGCAATGGGGAAAAACTACAGAGGAATCCCTGAATTGCCACACAGCCAAACGTGGCGGCTTGTGTTTGATTATTCTGCTGTGTTACGGTGAATAATGCTGATGATTTTTTCTTGTTCTTCCTTGGAAATCCCCATGCTTTCCAAAGCCTCTCTGATTCCGCAATCAGGGCAGATCAGCGTTTTGTTGTCGGTTCTGGAAAGTGCAGGAACTTCAGTATAAACACACCCGCATTTCGGGCAGGTTCTTTCAGTCGGGGTTTCATTTTTCATTGTTGGCAACTCCTTTCAGACTTTTTTCATAGGCTTCATCAAGGTACTTGAAATCAAATCCGAAAATGGTGTACCCAAATTTGCAGGTGCTGACATATGCAGAAGTTGGAATCCCAAGCCTGCGTTCCTCGTGCATGATGTACACAAAAGCGTCAATCATTTTCCCAGTTTCGGAAAGCCTGATTTTCATATTTTTCTTGTAGTAGAAATTAGGATAGCCCTCGTAAATATCAAGGCTGTGTTCATCGGCGGCAGTCACTTCCCAGACAGCAACCGGAACAAGCGAACCTTTCTTTTTTTCAATGGTGAGGTAAGAGCCTGTTTTGCTGCCCTTATAGAGAAGTTCGTAATCTCTGATGACAGCCGTTCCCACAATTCTTGCTGTGGGGCAGCGGTACTTCATCTGATGAACATTGAGGTTTGAACCGTAAGCAAGGTAATATTTTTTCATCTCAAATCTCCTTTTTGTAAATTCCGCTTTGCGGTAGTCACATATTAACTCTTTCAAAGGAAAAATGCAACCCGCTAAAACTACAAAATATACGATGTGAAATTTGTTCAGATTACACTTTGCAAAATCAGGGGCTGTGTGGGCTTATGTGACCGGGTTTGTATGGTGGGGAAACGATCCCACAAAAGCAACGTGGGCGGCTGTGTTGCCGTCCGTTGCCTGTGGAGAGCCTTTTCAGGCTCTGCCGAATCGGAAAGCAGCATCTCCTGAAAGGTTCTTGGTCAGAAAACTTCTCGCTGTGGAAAACTCCTCGCCAACCATTCCCAATCGAATCAGCCATGTTCGCATTGCGAATTTCGGATTTTCCGTTTGCTGTGGTTTCGGACTTGCTGTTTTCAGTTCTTTTGCCATTTCGGAAAGTGCAAGGCAAAGCTGAATGTAGCTTTTCAGCTGTCCTGCGTGAAGTCCGTTTTTCTTTCCGTTTGCAGGTTTGTCAAAGTTAAAGCATCTGAATTCAACTGTGCCTTTGGTAAAGGTTGCGTGAAAGTTCAGCATATGGTATCGGCTGTCATTGTAGTGTTGATTTCTTCCGTAATCCGCACCGTTTGCTCTGTACCAGATGTCGGCAAGCTGAGCCATGGTTCTCGGTTTTTTCTGATTCAGCTGTTCAATGAACTTTGGGTTTACCGTTCTGCAGTATCGGTTCATTCTGCTACTGTCGATTTTCAGGGCATCTGCGATCAGTTGTTCGTGGCTTGCCATCAGGTTGGCAAGATTTCTGAGGGTCTGTGGGGTATGTCCGTTTGCTCCGATGTGGATGTGAACCCCTGCCCCAATCCCTGCGTGGCTGATTGCTCCGGCTTTTCTGAGGATTCTCACCAGTTCCTGCAGGGGTTCGATGTCCTCGTATTTCAAAATCGGTGTGACCAGTTCGCACTTTTCAGCATCGCATCCTGCAATGCTGACGTCTTTCTGAAATTTCCATTCTCTGCCCTGTGCATCCCAAGCTGACCAGGTGCTGTATCCGTTTCGGCTTGCTGTGAATTCGTATCTGCCTGTTCCGAAAAAGTCTGCGGCAAGCTTTGCAGCTCGTTCTCTTGTGATGTGGTTCATCTCAATTTCAACTCCGATGGTCTGATTTTTGAGGTTTTCAATCTGTCTTTCTGTTTTAGCGTTCATGGTATTTTCCTCCGTAATTTCGGGCTTTCTGCCCTTTTGTTGTATCACATATTACCGCATTACGGAGGACATATCAAGCGGCTAAATCTACAGAAAAAGAGACTGTATATCCGCCGAATGATTGTGTAATATACAGTCTTGCTTTACTTGATTTTCTATGGTAAAATACAGTACGATGGAATAGGTTCTGCCTTATTTTTCAGCTGCCACAACCTTGAAAGAATCCACTTCGGGAATCAGGGCAAGGGAAGAGCCGTTCTGCCATTTCATGTGTATGGAACCCAGATCATCGATATGAGTTACTTCACCGATCGTTCCGGGAAGAATTGGATATTTTTCATCACGCATAGAAATCAGCTGTATCTTTGTTCCAACCGGGTACTGTTTTCGGAGTTGTGCCAGATAGCTTTTATTCGGAAACTTCATTTGAATTACCAACCTTTCTGAATGCTGAACTGCCTGAAAGATTTCTGAGCAGTACCTTTCTTGTTGACTTGTACTCTGCACCGATCATGCCCAGGCGAAGGAGATAACAACGCATTGTGTATTTTGGATTGTCAGTAGTTTCAGGCTTGTTGTTGATACGCTTCTGATTTTTTGCAAATTCGCAGAGCATGGAAATGAAAGTACAGTAGGCATTTGAATCACCATCATTTTCAACGGTGAACCAAGGAAAGCAAATCCTATCTTCTTCAGCGACGATTTCAAGGTTGTCAGTTTTGAATGCTGCCTTGAAAAGATCACCCTTGTTTTCTACAATTTTTCTGAGTCTGTCAAGCGTTGATTCATCAATCAGTTCCAAAGGCATCTCTACCGTCAGACCATTTTCTTCTTCATCAAGCGGAACATCATAGCCTCTGTGTACCAGTTCATCAATCAGCATCTCAACCTCTTTTTTGTCTGCTGAATCGCTGATTTCAAGATTGCCTTCTTTGGTGACAGTGTAAAAGTCACCGATTTTATATGCACAGGTCGGCATGAACTGATATTCGGTAGGAGCACCGATAATCTCGCTGATGGCATTCACCAGTCCTTTTCGCTTTTCTCCTGTGAGATGAAATTCAATCGTCATATGTTTGACCTCCTTTTCGGTAGTACACATGATAACTCGTTTCCTCACAGATATCAAGTGTGACATATGACAAACTTTCAGGCTGTATTCTGTGCATAATACGCTATCCCAGACAGCACAAACCACGCATTTCCTAAATATATGCCGTTGCCCCACATTTTGTAGGCGGCACTATCGGAATACGGATCTTTCAGCCATTTTTCAAGTTGCTTTCGGCTTTTTGATTTACAGGTTTTCCCGACAGCTTTGTTGTAAGTTTCAAAGACATTCTGCCACCAACAAATTTGTTCTTCCTTTGGATTTTCAATGCCGATATTATCGCACCACCAAGTCGGCATACCCTGCAGCAACGCACATTCCTGCGGTGTCAATCTTCGCACGATATATTCCGGATCATTGACAAGCGGCGGATCTTTGTAATCTGATGCCACAAGAGTGTTTGCTTTTTCTCTTTCTGCAACGGTGTGGTGTGAATTTTTGCTTGTGGAATAGACCGGATGAGCAATTCCGCCTGCACCTGATGCAACAAGTGTAGGTGAGGTTTCTTCTTCGATCTGAAAACTGAATTTTGCATTGTATCCCTGATTCATGGCAGGTCTGCCGATTCCATAGGCAACAGCATGATTTTCGGTACAATTCAGCGTGTACATCGTTTCCGATTCTTTATACCCATTGCCGTGATGAGATGGTCGGCTTCCATTACCTTCAACGACAACAATTCCACCCTGATTTTTGCAGGGAGACTGATTGCTTGTATCAATCGTTCTTGCAGTGTCTGCCTCATAAAATCCGCTGTTGGGATTGTTGGAAAGCATGGAATTGCTGTATTTTCCGCATATGCCGTATGCTTTACGAAAATGTTCTACCACAAACGGCTGGTTATTTCCGCCTGTTCCATATGTAGCAGAAACTGTTTCCGCTACTTCAACAGGGCCCTTAAATCGTGTATCTTGCCCATGATTTGAAAAAACTAATCCTGTGCTTGTTTCTTCAGAGCAAGTTCCAAAACTTCCGGCAGTTTCTTTCCACGAACGGAAGCTCTGCGGAGAATACCCAGACACGCCCTCGGACTCAAATAGTATTTTTGAGGCACGTTCACCATCAAAATCTGCGACAAGGTAGATTCTTGCTCTGCGTTGGGGCGTACCCCAGTATTGAGCATCGACTGTCCTGTATGCGAGAGAGAAACCATCTGCCAAAATTTCTCCTGACTTTGTCCACTTTTCAGGTTTAGGAACAGATATATCTGTGGTTTTGATTTTGCAGAGTTCTTCGAGAACGCATCGGAAGTCCTCTCCTTTGTTGGAGGATAGAGCCCCAACGACGTTTTCCCACACTGCGAATCTCGGATATTTTCCATTGGTTGCACACCTCATTTCCTTGATAATTCTGACTGCCTGAAAGAATAGTCCGGAACGTGCGGCATTCAAGCCTTGACGTTTGCCTGCGACACTAAGATCGGTGCAGGGCGAGCCAAAGGTGATAATATCCACAGGCTCGATTTCAGCACCGTTGATACAGTTGATGTCGCCCAGATGCTTTACAAAAGGCAGCCGCTTTTCTGTAACAGCTATCGGAAACGGCTCTATTTCTGATTTCCAGACAGGCAGAATGCCGGAGAGTATTCCTGCCATTTCAAAAGTTCCGGAACCGGAAAACAAGCTGCCAAGGGTGAGAGGTTTATTCATCTGATACCTCCACGTCCTTGTATTCGATTCTTTCACCGTTACGCATCAGATACACATCGTCAGAGTTACCATCATGCAGTTTGATGTATCTTTCCACCGCAACATCAACGAACTTTGGTTCCAGTTCAACGCCAAAGCATACACGGTTTAACTGCTCACAGGCAATCAGGGTAGATGCACTGCCCAGAAATCCGTCAAGCACCATGCCGTTTGTCTGCGTACACTGAGAAATCAGGTAGGCGATCAATGGGACTGGTTTACTGGATGGGTGTCCGCAGCCATCTTCCTTGCTGTTTTTGATACGGTCAAATTCAAATACGGTTTTCTGTTTCTGATCACCATACCAGATATGCTTGCCATCCTTACGCCAACCCCAGATGATCGGTTCATGAATGTATTTCCAGTCGGTGCGGGTGAGAACAAGACGGTCTTTCTTCCAGACAAGACCTGCACCCACCTTAAATCCTGCATCTTCATATGCATCATGAAATACACGAGCCTTTGACGTCGCATAAAACACGTAGATGCTTGCATCTTTTGCCATGAATTCTTTGAATCTCTCAAATGCGGATTTCAGAAATTCATAGCCCTTTTCATCGTCAAGGTCATCGTTTTTGATCTTGCCGGATGTGCTTTCCAGATTGACAAGATACGGCGGATCGGTACAAACCAGATTGACTTTTGTATCTCCCAGAAGTGCTGTATAGGTTTCAGGCAAAGTGGAATCTCCGCAGATGACTGTATGTTTTCCAAGATGCCAGATATCGCCGGTTTTGGATTTGCAGGGCTTTTCCAGTTCTGCATCTACATCGAAATTATCTTCTTTCGCTTCATCGCTGTCAATTGCAAAGAGGTCAGCGATTTCTTTTTCATCGAATCCGGTCAAACCAAGGTCAAAACCGAGATTCTGCAACTCTTCCATCTCAACAGCAAGGAGTTCTTCATCCCAGCCGGCATCTAATGCCATTCTGTTATCAGCAAGAATATATGCCTTCTTCTGCGCTTCGGTCAGGTGATCGGCAAATACACATGGCACTTCTGAAATATTTTCTGCTTTTGCCGCTTCGATTCTGCCGTGACCAGCCAGCACATTGTATTCCCGGTCGATAATGACAGGATTCACAAACCCAAACTCACGCAGAGAAGAGCGAAGTTTCAGGATCTGTTCCTTGTTGTGGGTTCTGGCATTGTTGGCATATGGCACTAACTTGTTGATGTCAACAAGCTGAAATTCTGTAGTTGTGGTCATCGGTAATTCCTCCTCTGCTGGATTCTGAGCATTCCTTTTCGGGCAGCATCAATATTGCCTTTTACGGCTTGTCCCTTGATAGTTCTATATTGCTGTTTTGTAAGGAACGGCTTATTATTTTTCAGTTCTCTCCAAAATTGAATATCTGTTTTCATAAAAATCTCACTTTCTGCTTCTCAGCAATTGCTCCATCATATCCATTTCACCTGTGAGTGTAACTTCTTCTGAGCAATTTTCTTTTACGATCTGATAGATCTGAGCCCATATTTGTTGTGCCTGTTTCATAAAACTTTGACTCATTGCAACAAAAGGACTTTGAATTGGTGACTGAGGACACGTCGGATGTTTTCCAAGCAATCCATATGAACTGATAGCTTCTTCACACTGCTGCCAACGTGCAACAGACATTGCATATTGTTCGATCATTGCCGGAGAAACAAGACGCTCACACTGAAAACCTTTCAGCCAAAGCCAGGTATCTCTGTAGATTTTATCCGCACCAAGGGGTGTTCCGTCACGCTGCCTTGCAGATAGGATCTCACTTGGTTTCGGCATATCTTCTCCTAACAATTCAGGGAGATCGTCAGGCACTTTGATTTGTGTCAATGTTCTTCCTCCCGGATTCCCAGATGCAATTTTTTCGGAAAGTGCTTTTTTCGGTCGCCCCGCACCAGGTCTTGCACCGCCACGATTAGTACCGTCTCTTGCCATGATCTCACCTCCCTGTAAAATCAAACATTTCAGTATTCGGGCATAAAAAATCCTGGCATTGCTGTCAGAAAAATATCGTAATTTCGGCATTCTTTGATTTTGGGCATATACCCTCTTAGAATACGCTTGCTGCGTGCGTGAGAGGGACCACCGGTCTGTGTTTTGTCCATTTTTAGGGATTTTTTGACCCCCGGGGCTGTTTTCTCCTAAAAGCATAGTGGTTTTAGGAGAAACTTGAAACTAATAGGAGTAAACAGGTCTGCTGTCCTCATTGCCGGTCTTTTTATCGTGGCACGGTTTGCATAAGGCTTGCCAGTTGGATTCGTCCCACATCAAAACCGGGTTGCCACGGTGCGGAATGATATGGTCGACCACTGTTGCAGGAACATATCTGCCTTGCTGTAGGCAATGCACACACATCGGGTGTTTACGGAGATACTGTTTGCTAAGCCTACGCCATCTGCTGTTGTAACCACGCTTTGCAGCTGACGGTCTGTCAGGCTGTTTATGTACCTCACAGTATCTGCTGTCGGTAAGGTTCGGACAGCCTGGATAACTGCAGGGGTGTTTACTCTTTTTCGGCATTGCAACATTCCTCAAGGTATCTGTCAAGCGACTTCAATGCTTCGCCGTGAAGATTCTTCACAAATCCTACGCTTGCTTTCAGCTTGTAAGCGATCTTATGCCAGCTGTAACCGAGGCAGTAGCGGTAATGGAGAAGCGTATACTGCATTGGGTCATCAACGTTTAAGAGTTCATTTATCAGATGAACACGATGAATTGCGTAATCAGATGCCTCGTCCATAAGGTCAACGATAAGTTCCTCAACGGTTTCAATGGCATTCTGATTTGAGAGGTTGTTAATGGCGTTCTTCAGGTATTCCGCCTGTCCATAACATTCCTTGGTTTCACTTTCAAGCTTCTGAATTGTTCTTAGATATTCTCTTGCTTTCATACTGTACCTCCGTCAGGGTATAAAAATAGCCACAGCAGATTTCTCTGCCATGGCTTTTTCGTTATCTTATTTTCCAGTTTATATTATAACACATATTGAAAGTATCTTCAAGTCCCGTAAACTCCCACGAACTCCCAAATTTTAAAGTTTGGATAACGCATTGCTGTGAACCCTGTATCCGGCCGATTTGCTATAGCCCATTTCGTGAAATACTTCATTCCAACTTTTAAACTCGATATAACGTTTATACATCAGATCACGTTCATCTGGGTTATCCAGTTTTTGCAGTGCTTCAAGAAACGCTGATTTCAGTGCAGACAGTTCATCAAAAGCAGCGTCTGCTTCTCTGTCAAGGTCAATAGCACGGTTGATACTGTCGGACATTCTATGCGGATTATGCGTTGCTGTTTTTGGCATATCGCTGAATGCAGGTGAGGAAGGAGAACTCTCACAAATGCGGATACTCTCTGCCTCACGTCTTTTTCTTTCAATTCGCCTGAGTAATATTTTTGCTTCTTTCATGTATTCTTTTGCTGTCACCCTGCACTCCTCCTTATCATCTGCATAAGTATTTTTCCATCACAATCCGAAAGGACATCAAAC